GGGTGCAAAGCTGATGGGATCTGGGGCGCTATCAAGGCGTTATGCATCTTGGCTGGCGCCCGCACGCTGGCCGGTGCGCTGGTTCCGGTGGTGGGGGCGGCGCCGACGAACTTTAATTTTGGGGCGGAGGATTACAACCGAAAGACAGGACTGGTGGGCAATGGGAGCACGAAATATCTCAACAGCAATAGGAATAACAATGCTGATCCGCAGGATAGTCAGCACATGGGAGTATTTCCAACTACAGTCAACTCATTCGATCAAGATCGGGTCTACATGGGCGCGGGCCTAAATGACACTGGGTCTACTTACTTCTTTACTCGTACAGTAGATGCCGCAGTTAGAAATAGAAGCGCCACCGCAAACATTGGGCTAGCAAGAGGCGTGGCTAATTCTTTAATAGGCATGAATAGAAGTTTGTCAACCGAATTTGTTTACAGGCAAAGCGGTGCGTCTCAGACTATTTCCAGAAATTCTGAGACACCTCTAAACGCGAATATATTTGTATTTCGAGGTGCTGGTTTTACCCCAGGCGCCCTTTCCAACGCCCGCCTAGCGTTCTACTCCATCGGCGAATCCCTCGATCTCGCCCTACTCGACGCCCGCGTGACCACCCTGATCAGCGCCATCGCGGCGGCGATACCGTAAAGCACCCATGACACAACAGAAAGCAACTGAATCTCAGTTCAACCAACTGCACAGCATTGTCACCGAAGAGCTAATTAACAGACTCAATAAGGGCGAAGAAGCATCAGTGGCTGAGATCAAAGCTGCCATTGAGTGGCTAGCAAAGAACAACATAACAGGGGTTGCAACATCTGGCTCTGCTCTAGAGAGGTTGTTAGGTCAATTTGAACTGGAAGAAGAGGATGTCCAACGAGCAGTCAGATGACAGCAACGAAAAGAAGCGTGGTTGTCCTGAAAGCTGTGACACGGCAGTACGCATCAAAACAGAGGTGTACTTGGCTCTCATTGGCTTTCTGGTCTCTTCTATCATGTACGTTGCCTCTATCGTTACTGAACTTCGCCTGGTCGAGGTCGAGGTATATCGGCTATGTGCAGAGGTTAGAAGGCTCGACACTGAGATCGAATGTACCAAGCCATGACTCAAAAGAAAAAATCTGCAAAGTACTATCAGTCAAACCCGGAGGCACGGGCCAAGAAGAATGCGTACCAGCGCAAGTACAACAAAAAACCTGCAATCAAAAATGCCTCTGAAGAACGGTGGACCGAACGTCGTCGCCGGGGAATTGCAGGCAAAGGAGGTAAGGATCTGAGTCACACTACCTCAGGCAAGATGGTCCTTGAAAGTGCATCCAAGAACCGAGCACGTAACCGAGGCAAAAAGAAAGACTGATGTTACCACTTCCAACCCCACAGCATTATTTGCAGGAGCTACTGGCTATGACCTCTGCAGAAGCGAAGCGGCAATGGAGACAGGACATAAAACAGTCATTCAACAACAAATGTGTGTACTGCGGATCCACCGACAGTCTCACTATTGATCATGTGCAACCCAAAACCCGTGGTGGGAGAGATAGCATTAAGAATCTCGTCTGTGCCTGTAGAGCATGTAACCACTCCAAGGGATCACAGCACTGGCTGTCTTGGTGGGTTGGCCAAGATAGCTTCAACCAAGAGAATTTCTCTACTGTACTTCAACATATTTAACATCATGCGTGGAACTCGACCTGCAGGCGAATCCCAATATGGTGCTGCGAACACGCTGCATCCTGGTCGCCGTAATAAAACCCAGAAGCTTGACACTTCCATCCGCAACACTCAGCTGACTCTCTCCGCAAACCCCACCATTGCTGCTGCTCGTGCGGCTGTAGCAACTGCTGTGGTGGCTTCACGAGCTGTACTGCGGCGCACGATTGGCCTGGCCCGCTCTGTACCCTCCGGTGGTCAGGTGCTCACCCTTGCGGTAACTGCCGGTGGATCTGGCTACAGCTTCACATCTCCCACTGCCAACACTGCTGCCACTGGTGGTAATGGTACTGGGCTTACCATCAACGTTACTCGTACTTCTGGTGTAGTAACTGCTGCGGCAGTTGGCAACAATGCTGGCCGTGGCTACACCGTTGGAGATGTGATTTCCGCAACCCTCACTGGTGGTACTGGCTTCACCGCAACTGTCACCTCTGTAGCCTGAGGACAAATGGACAGCAAGAAACGCAACAAGAGGGGGGTCACCTCCTCCTCCACCCGCTCTGCTCGGTCGAAGGCTGGGTCTAGTGATGCTGCCAAGAAGACCACCTCCTCAGGGCGTGGTGCTGGCCGTACTCCAACCGTGGATAACCGCAGCCAAAGGCAGAGAGCTTCTAACCCAAAAGTTACACAGGGTAGAACAAATCAAGGTCTTGCAGGAAGTCGGACTAAAGCTAAGGCAGGGCTGCCATCAAATACTGCACAGACTAAATTCAAACCAAATCCTACATCCACGGCCAAAGTAACCCGTGGCCGGGGATCTGGTGCGGGAAGTGGTCCTAACCGAGCTGATGCTCAGAAGTGGGGAAGCTACAACCAGTCCGCACGAAAGGAGCTGGCCCGTGAGGCCAAACAGGTGGCACCTGGGACCAAGAATGCCCAGAAAAATGCCACCCCCACTGGCCCTCGTAACCCAAACAGTCAGATCGCTGCGAACAAGATGAAGCGTACCCTAGCCCAATCGGCCGAGGCTCGTGCTTCTGCTGCTCGGGCAGGGACCCTGGCCAAGGCCGGGAAGGTTAGTGGACTCGCAGCTGTGGCTGCAGCTGGCCTGCAAAGCCGCAACACGGCTGATGGCACCCTCAAGGGCAAGCCCACCGGCCCCAAGCAAGGCCCCAAGGTCCCTGGTCGGCTGACTCAGAAGGGAATCGACAGCAAGAGCTTCGATGACGCCTTCCGGCAGGCCCGCAAAGCCGGTCAAAAGCAGTTCACCTGGAAGGGTAAGAGCTACACGACCAAGATGAAGTGACGTAGAAGCCCCCGGAGAGGCCCCTAGGAGGCCCGGGAAGGTCCCTCTACCCCTGTGGTAGGGGGATACTACCCGCAAGGCTCCCAAAGGCGCCTTCCTGGCCCTTAAAACCCACTTATCACCTCTCTTTGGAACGACGTGTCAGAGCAAATACCCTATCTAGGATTTAATCCACTGTCCATTCTAGCTGCTCAAGAGGCAGCCAATGACGCACAAACTGCAGCTGACGCTGCCCAGGCTGCCGCTGATGCTGCCCAGGCTGCTGCTGATGCTGCTGCAGGGGCTGTGTCTGGGGTCCAAGCAGATGCAGACGCAGCCCAGTCCACAGCTGATGCTGCTCAAGCAGATGCGGACACTGCACTACTCTCGGTTGGATTAACTTCTGTGCCAAGGACAGCTCTTTTGCGATCTGCATTTGAGATGATCAGTCCCGATACTCCGGCTGAAAAATGGATCAACACCGTACAAGTCGAAGCTAGCGATACTTCCATTGGTGTGGCTAACAGATTGTCCATGTACCCATTCATTCCCATCAGAGATATAGTAATATCTGCTGTTGGCATTGAAGTCACAGCTGCTGTAGCGTCTGCACAATGTAAAATTATTGCCTACAATGCCGATCAAACTACAGGACGACCAACTTCTCTTATTTTTGAAACCGGCAACCTGACAGCAAGCACAACCACGGATGATGGCACCAAGAGATCCTCCCAGTCGTTTACCTTTATAGCTGACACACTTTACTGGATTGGCACACGACACAGCTCTACAGCCACCCTTCGTGGTTTTGCTGCCGGTAGTGGGCTTCACTGGAATCGAGGCACCTTGGCTGGCGATGGCAACTTCAATTGCCTTCAAACTGCACTCACCTATGCTACAGCTGCTCCAGCTACGTGGGCCTGGGACAGTGCAGATCAGGTGAGAGCAAACAACTACTCTGTAAGACTTCTTGAAACCTAATGATCACTGTAGATCGCCTCAAAGGCTCTTTTGAGCTGTTCCTCAAGCTGCTGTGGAAGTTTCTTGGTCTGCCACCCCCGACACGGGCTCAGATTGCGATGGCTAGGTTCCTCCAGTATGGACCGAATCGTAGGCAGCTGAGAGCCTTCCGTGGATTGGGGAAGAGTTGGATTGCTGCTGCCTTTGCACTGTGGCGCCTGTTTTGTGACCCAGATCGCAAGATCATGGTGGTCTCTGCATCCAAGCAGAGGGCTGACGACTTTACCATCTTCTGCCAGAAGTGTCTTCAGGAGGTAAAGTGGCTACAGCACATGATCCCTGACAGTGATGAGCAGCGGTGGTCTCGTGTATCATTCGACGTGGCCAATGCCAGGCCAGCCCAGAGCCCTTCTGTCAAGAGCGTAGGTATCACCGGCCAGATGACTGGTGGTCGTGCCAACGACATCATCTTTGATGACGTGGAAGTTCCCGGTAACTCGGCCACAGACTTGATGAGAGAGAAGCTTCTGCAGTTGGTCACCGAGGGTGAGTCTGTGCTGATCCCGCAGGACGACTCGACTATCACCTACCTTGGTACTCCTCAGACGGTCTTCACCATCTACAAGACGCTTCAAGAGAGGAACTACGTCCCAATGGTGTGGCCTGCTAGGTATCCCAAACGGGAAAACCTGGTGCAGTACGAGGGAATCCTCGCAGCCGAACTCCAGGAGGACATCGACAACTGCAGGGACTACTCCAAGCTAGAGTGGGAACCTACCGACACACGTTTCACTGAGGACGACCTACGGACTCGTGAATCGAGCATGACCAAGAGCAACTTCATGTTGCAGTTCATGCTCGATACCAGCCTGTCTGACGCTCTCAAGTTCCCCCTCAAGTTGTCGGACTTCATGGTACTCCCCCTAGATCCTAAGGTGGGACCACGTAGCCTTGTGTGGAGAGCAGATAAGGAACACCGCATCAACAATCTTCCGACCGTGGCTCTACCCGGAGACGGATGGTACAGGCCTGCAGAGATCGGAGAGTCTGAACCTTGGGGTGACACCATCATAGCTGTGGACCCATCAGGTCGTGGTAGTGATGAGACCGTGGCGTGGATCCTTTCGCAGATTAACGGCATCATCTACATCCGTGATATCTTCTACAGCACAAATGGCTACTCTGACTCTACCCTTGATGGCATACTTACTATGGCCAAAAAGTGTGGCGCCAGTCGTGGTGTCATCGAAAGTAACTTCGGTGATGGTGCAATCATGGAGATGCTCATCAAGCGAGGGAAAGAGAGGGGCATCGGGATTGCATGGGAAGAACAACGCAGCACCACACGGAAGGAAGACAGAATCATCGACACAATGGAACTTGTCCTCAATCAGCATCGGGTGTGTATTGACGAGAAGCTGATCACCAAGGACTACGAGAGCTATAATGATCAGCCTATGGAAGATCGTCTTCCGCGTATGCTGATGTACCAGCTGACTCGCATGTGTCGTGAAAAAGGCGCTGTGAAGAAGGATGACCGAGCTGACGCACTTGCTATTGGAGTCAAGTACTACCAGGACATTTATGTTGTCTCCCAGGAGATGGCTATTGAGGAAGAGGATAAGCGAAGGTTCAACATTCTGCTAGATGCGCTAACTTCTGAGCCCACAAGAAGTCTCGACATTCTTGCACTTGGGGGGACCATATCTAACCTGGAGTTAGTTATTACCAGGAGGCCCTATGGGGTCCAGACTAGGAGATAAGAAATCAACGACTTAAATCAGGGGTGACCACTTGGATCATCTCCTTTTGCTGTAGAAGGGGACCACTCTTACCCCCCTCCGAAAGACGGGGAGGGGTAGGGGTGACACACAAAGAGAGGGATGACACACTCTCCACTATAGCTGCTTATGAGGACGGAGCGGAGCGAGTCCGAATCTCTCGCTATAGTCCTCAATCTACTGACCCTTAATTCTTCAATCGAATAGAGAATAAAACTGAATCTTCTTCTACTATTAGACTATAGTTGCTTATGAAGGAGCTACGGAGTAGCGACTGAATCTATCACTATAGTTCTACCTCACTTTAACTTGTCTCTTTACTTACCTAATGACTTCTACGTGTAGCCTTGTATGGATCACTCCTAGGGCAGAGGAACAGATCGTGTATTGTGCTCGTGTATCTAACCCACGAGGACAGAGCAGTGGTGATAGTCCAGACAGACTCATCCGTTACCTGCTGAAGCATGAGCACTGGTCTCCGTTTCAGATGGCTAATATGTGTGTAGAGATCAACACTACCAGGGACATCTCTGCCCAGATCCTTAGGCACAGTAGTTTCTCGTTTCAAGAGTTCAGTCAGAGGTATGCTGAGGTTGAGTCTCTTGGGCCTATGGTTATACCAGAGTTGAGGTTGCAGGATAGCAAGAATAGGCAGAGTAGCCTGCAGCCTCCTGTGTTGATGATTCCAACCATCGAGGGGTTTGAGATTGAAATCCTGGATCTTCAGGAGAAATGTCGTGATGTCTATGGTCGAATGGTAAAAGCTGGTGTAGCCAAAGAGTGTGCTCGAAAGATTCTACCTATCGGGTCACCAAGTAGGCTCTACATGTCTGGGACGATTAGAAGCTGGATCCACTACCTCAAGGTGAGGTTGGGTCCTGAGACGCAGAAGGAGCACCGGGAGGTTGCAGAGGGAGTGCTGGATATTTTCAAGTTGCATTGTCCTGTCATCACTGAATCGTCATGCCTCACAAAATCAATTTCACAGTAGAGCAGGCTCGCAAGGTCTTGACCACCGTGTCGCCAGGTACATATTACTACCAAGAGGCTCAGCGGTGTCTGAGGGAAGCTGGGAGCCAGCCGAGGGTCGTCAAAGGGGCTGAGCAGTAGATCGAGCCTGAGAGGCCTCCAGGAGCCTCAGGAAGGCGCTTGGGGGTCGTTGGGCGTGGGATTGGGTCTCTCGGAGCGTCGAGGGGCCTTGCTGGGCCTTGTAGGGGCCTCCCATGAGATTTTGACCAAAAAATGTGAGGGCCTTACGCCCAGCGGTGGCCGCCAATCCCCCCCATACCCCCCTTCTCCGATCAAGAATGGGGCCAACCTTGTCCATGCCCCCTGTCCAATCCGTGTCCAATCGCACTGGATACACTGCAGCGCAAGGGATTTGAGCTGCTGCGTACCTGCGTGAGAGGCAGATACGCAAGGTGTGGGAGCAGTGAGGGAGGCAATTCTCAATAGGGGCGGCTTATTGAGAACGTGATGGGTGCTTGCATTCTCAATAAGGGAGACCAGTTGATTCTCAATAATGGGGCTTCTTGAGAATGAGTGATGGATCTGTTTTTGAGAATAATTCTCAGTCTCACTGCCACGCTCACAAGCCTCTCTCTCTATATGTATGGCCAGCCCACACTGTGACAGCTGGCAAAGCGGCCCACAGCTGGTTGTGCTCCTGCCAAATCCGGGCAATGCTGTGCACAGTTAAATCAAACCACCTAAACCCCACCGACACTCTCAACCGTGGCAAACCCCAAACCCCGCGCCAACTCCCGCCACATTTCAGCCATGCTATTACTAGCCGGCCAGGATGAAATTCAGCATGGCCGATTCTGGTATCAGCAGGCCTCAGACTTTGCCCATAGATTAGCAAATGCCTATGGCTGCAGCTACTATCAGGCAGTAGGTGTGATCGCCGCGCTGTCACCTAATCAAAGCTGGGG